ACCGGCTGCACTTGTACCTGCACCGCTAGAGCCAGCCATTGCGCTGTCGAATGCCGCATTGCTTGCTGCACCGCTGTAACCCGCGCCCGCTGCACTAGTGGACGCTCCGGTAGTTGCGCCAGCGCCTGCCGATGTGCCAGCGCCTGCACTACCCGCGCCACCCATCGCACCGCCAGCCGCTGCACCACCGAACATCATGCCAACTAGTCCCGCAATATTGGCAATCGTCTTTGCATTGCCGCTGCCGTCTTGCCCTAGACGGTTGCCGCGTTCGTTCGTGGCTTCCGTGTAAGTGACTGGACGGCCTTTGGCTAGACTTTCCTCCAATGGCCCATGCTGTGCGGCATCATTCAAAGCGCCGAGCGTGGTGTTATTGCCCATCCCGGTAGCTTTCAGGAGGCCATCATTGATGAACGTCAGCCCACCAGAACCCAAGTGTTTAGGCGAGAACATTTCAGAAAAGAAGCCGGACATTATTTACCCCCCCCGCCTGTAGGTGTAGTGGTGGACGTTCCAGTTGATCCAGACGAACCAAGCAATCCAGAGTAAGCCGCCATTTGCTTGTATGGAAGGTTTTGCTGCTCTTGGAACTGGTTGAACTGAAAGTCTTTGTTTTGCTGCGATTGATCTTGCACTTGACCGCCTGCTTTCATTAGCTGCGCAGCATCGTTGTACGACTGATTGCCGTAGGACTGCGCCATGCCCAGCGCTTGCATCTGGTTGGCTTTGTCGCTCGCATACGCACCGCCATACATATCTGTGGCGATCTTGCCCATTTGCTGCGCACCCTGCTCTGCAATGCCTGAATTACCAAATGAGCCTGACCTAGCTTGCAATGCGCCCATGTTGCCCATTACAGATCCTTGCGCCTTGCTGACCATCGAATCAAGGTAGGGGTTAGTCTGGCCGCCTTGCAGGGTTTGCTGCAACGTAGACTGCGCCTGATTCATCGTCGCATCGCCGCCAATTGCACGGTCTTGGATCATGCCAAGGCCAGCCTGCTGCGTGTCGTTCAGGCCTGCGTAGCGTTCGCCCGTGTAAGGTGTGAACCCTGACTGCTGAATACCGCCTGCCGCCTGAGTTGCGTAATTGATTAAAGGATCAAACCGCGCATCTATTGAGTTGGTAGTTGTTGAACCACCGCCACCACCATCACCTTTAAACAGCAAGCGAATGCCATCCTCTTTATATCCAGAATGTTTGTTTTTAATAATCACAGCAAAACCTCCAATGTTTCGTATACGGGCTGAAAACCCAACTTCATGCGATAGAGCCTTGCTTGTGCAGCTTTTGCAGAGCATCTAATCCGAGAGCACCCAAGGCTTTGCGCTACGTCTTTTAATTTGCCAAAAAACTGCTCAAAGTGCGCCCCATGCGCAACCATTTCACAAGCATGTAAAACTCGCATATTTGGCAATTGGCTAACCATCACCACACCCCACCCGACCGTCTTACCCTCGATTGTCATTTCTAGTAAAGTGCGCTCCCCACGCGAGAGCATCATCTTCAATTGCGACCCTGTGATCTCACCGCCAGATGTGTCGCAAGCCTCATGCAAGCATGACGCGCCTCTTGCATAGGCTAGATCAATGTGCGACTGCGGGACGGGTATGAGTTGCATCAGTTGCCTGTAGGGTTTCGACACTGCACCCATGTGCCGGGCGTACCACTGGAAACGCAAAGCCAACCCGCTACAACATATTTCGACAAAGCGGCTCCAGCTTCTACCGGCGTCCTGTTTTTCACAAAATCACCCTGCGTCCATGCGCCTGAAGATGGGACTGCAACCAATGCCGTATAGGATGCACTCATAAGGCCCTCAGACAGCGCGTTGACCTGTTGGGCCACTTGTCTGTACCAAAGGTCGGTCTCAGCGTCTACGGGCTTTCTGGGGGTTTTATTGAGTTTCATGCTGCCGCCCCAACAAGCCTAACTTTGGCTTCAAGGTATGAGTTATGTGCATCAAGTGGACTATCAAATGAGCCGCAGTGATGCTTCACACCGTCAACCACAAGTCTGGACACCCATTTATCCCTGTTCCTGAAAACACCAAGAAGGCCAGAGGCTTTGTTCTTCTTACTGGCCCCTTTTAGGTTCAGCATATTTGCGCTTTGGCTCACATCACGGAGATTCTCAAATTTGTTGTTGAGATGATCCCCGTCAATGTGATCTATGTACTCTTTAGGCCAACTTCCAGTCATGTACGCCCATGCTGCACGGTGCGCGTATAGCGAAACGCCATCAACTTTTATCACTCTGTAGTTTGGAGAGTCGCTTTTGAAGCCTCTGCTTTTCCTAGACGGACTTCTATGAGAAAACATTCCTGTTTTTTCATCGTAGGAATAAACCTCTTTCAGTCGTTCTACAGTGATTTTGTTTACTAATGTCATACTGTCCCCTCAGCCTTGAGCGTGTAGCCCACCGCGAGAATCCTATGGTCGCCCGTGAAGTTGAACGACACACGATGCCAACGACTTGAGTCAAGTACATCAAACCGACCGTCATTCATAGATGATGTGGATGCCGGTGTAAGTGATTCGCCCAATTCCATCTTGGTGTATGTCTGTGTAGTAGCTGACTGTGGCTTGTAACCCGGTGCAAATCGCAGGCGAATAGCAGACAGCAGCGACACTACATCGTCATCTCCGGTGTCTCCCGTTGTCATGGAGGATGTTGCACTTGGGCCGGTGATGGATTGAAGCTGGTGCGAGTTATTGAAAGCCGCCAAAGAGCGACCACCGACAAGCCAGTATTGAGAGTCAAAGGAAAACGATGCGAGTCCGTCAATTGTCGAAGATAGTGCAGTCAGTCCATCAATTGTTGTGCCTGCTGAGACATAGTTCAGCGTTGCCTCAACCGAAATGTCAACCGCACCCCATATCTTCGTTTTCATGTGATAGACCAGCGCCTTGTCTGGTACGCTGGACGCTGCAGAGCAGTAGAACACCCACACAACATTGTTCTGCCGGTCACACACGCATTGCGTTTTGTAGCGGTAGTTAGGGCTGGAGTTGTTGTAGAACCATCGGCGTAACAGTTCATCACCTACGGGAACCGGGCGCGATCCGTCGAACAGCCAAAAGCTATCCTGCCCCACGATGAAATGAGCGCCACCAATATCAGCCCATGCATCTTGCCCGATACATCCCGCATCGCCACCAGGTACTTGCGCCCAATCCCACACGGAAGGTGCGCCGACAAATTGACCGATGAAAATGGACTTTTCTTTGTAGCCGACTGCGTATTCACCCAATCTACCCCCTGCAGTAAATGCACCAGGCTGCGACACAACCCGGCCCGACGCGCAGAGCGTGGTGAGTGATTCTGCCCAATCGGTTTCGTCGTAGGTTGCGCAGCAGTGCCATCCGTCAGGCTTCACTGATCCATCATTGGTGTTGAGCGCCATGATTTGCGTGCCAACACTGAATATGACCTTGGCCTTGGGAGCGCCTGCAATGTCGGTGAACCCTGCACCGCTGCTGCGCTGGATGGTGTCGGTGGTGTTGGATGCTAATGTGGCATTGCCAAACTGCGCAATCGACCACCTCGCATCAGCACCGCCTGTGTAGGCTCCACCGGAGTCAACCCACGCACCGCCCGACAACTCATAGAGCTTCGTGGATGTGCCAGCGAACACACGGCGCGAATCATCCAGCTTAGTGACTACCGCAGCACCACGGCACTCCGCCGCAAGCGCAGGAACACCCGAAGGGGTTGATCCGGTAGGAGCGCCCCGCATCCCCTGCTCCCAAGGTATCAGGTTGGTGACTGACGTTAATGCACCCGGTATCGTTGGATCGGCATCTGGCGCAAAACCAATCAGCTTATCCACGGCGCACCTTGATCTGCATGGAGCCGGTTGCAGGTTGTCCACGGCGTTCAGAGAATCGTTTTACCGAGTCAATAGACAACGCCACATTGCCGGTCAGCTTTACCACCTCTGCATCGTTGCGGGTGTACTTAGCACCCTGCAAGCAGGAAGCATCCAGGTACAACTCTGGCGCATTCTCAAGTAACCAATTGGTTGCCACCAAGCCTGACAGGTTTTGAATCGCAGGTATGTAATACAGCGTGTAAGCCTGACCATCAGACGCACCCCAAATGCGCAGCTTGTTGTTCTCTAGCGAGTAGAACGAGGGCGCACCGCTTGTTGATGTTGGCGCATCAGCCAGGGCAATGTAATCAAGCGAGCGAGCAACACCGCCGTAAGTAACGGACACGCGAGAGACAGAGCCAAAATCAGTCGGAAGGGTTGCATATCCTGCGGTAGTTGTTCCATCAACCGAAATCTGCATTTCTTTGATGTGCAGTTCACGGAATAGATAAGCCTCTGCCAGTTCGATAAAGGTCGGAATCTTTGCGGCCAAGTCGGTGCGGTGCAAGTAGCTTGCAACTTCAGATTGCAGGGTGGTGTAGTTCATTTGTACT